AGCACTTTTCCTTCAACGATCGGGGAGACATAGGCCGCCACCGGCGTTTTTCCGGTAATTTTGTCCAGCATCACCTCTTCGGTGTGGAAATTCACCGTACGGCGGAAAAACAGCTCCAGAAACAGCGCACGGAATTTAACTTTTTGTTCGGTATAACCGAGTAACTGGCGGGTCGTAAACAATCCCATAAATCAGTTCCTTTCATTAAGAAATCAGTCAGGCCACCATGGTGGCCTGATAACGTGTTACGGCAGAGCCGCGTGACTCAGGGCTGTGCCGGCAAAGGCATTTGCCTTTTTGTGTTCATCCACACTGTCAGGCCAGCGGATTGCCTCCGTCGCAAAGGTCCCCGACTTGTAATAGGTCAGCACCGTCTCTGTGCCTTCAAGCGGCAGTACCAGTATGCCAACCGCACTACCGGCTTTCTGTCCATCCCAGACCACCAGTTTCCCGGTGGCTTCATCCAGCATCAGGGGCGTCAGAGCCGGTGTTGCAGAAGAAATCCCGCTGCTGCCTGTGGCGGTATGAGCCGGATCATTACCAGCAAAAATACGTACTTCCGCACGCTGTTCAGTGATGGTTTTCGTCACCATTTTGTTAAAACCTCATATTGATGGTCAGCACTGACTTCATGGCATGGCCATGAGCATTTTCACGTCCGCATCACCGTCTGCTGACGTCTGTGACACGCCACCCCGCACCGCTGCCGGTGAATGATTCGCCATGAAATGTTCAAACAGGGCGGTTGTGGATGCAGAGACCGGTTCGGCCTTACCTGATCCCGCAGCCAGCACAGCCCGGGCGTTCTCCACGGTCATTCCCGGGCAGGCCGCCAGTTTTTCAGCCTGCGCTTCTGCCCCTTTTGCCTCATCCAGGGCCATGATCTGATCACGAAGTGAGGGCCCGGCATCCGCCTGCGGTGAGGCAGCCAAGATCGGGCGGGCTTTTTCCACCGTCATCTCCGGCATCGCCGCCAGCGTTGCCGCCAGTTGTTCACGACCGTTCGCTTCTTCACACGCCATAATGCGATCGGCTTCACTCTGCGCGGATGCCACCAGCTGCTGCGGTGCCGCCGCGGCCAGAATCGCCCGGGCCTGTTCAACGCTCATGCCCTGTTGCCCTGCCAGCATCGTGGCAAGCTGTTCACGTCCTTTCGCTTCCTGGCATGTCAGGATCCCCATCACTCGCTGGTTCTCCTGCACGGCGGCTTCCGTTGCAGTTAATTGCGGCATAGTGCCTCCTCTGACATTACTGTTCAGCGCCGTGGCCATCACACTGATGGCATCCGACGCATTGATTAATTCATCCGCCAGCCCGGCCTCAATGCCGGACTGACCTTCAAAAACGGCGGCCTCTGTTCCCGTGACCGCATCCACAGACAACCCGGTATACATCGCCACTTTTTCGGCAAACATCCGGTGCGCCGCATCAACCCGCTGCTGCATGTCCTGACGCACCTCTGCCGGTAAGACTTCAAACTGATTGCCATCCACCTTGTGCGCCCCGGCATAAATCAGCGTGATATCCACCCCGGCCTGCGCCAGATGACCGGCATAGCTGACATGGCTCATCATCACGCCAATGGAGCCGATACGGGATGTCTGGGTAACCAGTCGTCGGGAGCAGGCCGACGCCAGCAGCATGGCTGCAGAACAGGCCGTGTCATTGCACAGTGCCCAGACCGGCTTCTGCTGACGGAGGCGGTAAATCATGTCAGCACAGTCAAACGCACCGGCGGCCTGCCCGCCCGGACTGTCAATGTCCAGCAGTACGCCCCGCACCTGGCTATCCGCCATTGCCTGCTGAAGACAGGCGACAATGCCGTCATAGCCTGTCATTCCGGAAAATGGCCGCATACCCCCCAGCCGGTGCACCAGCGTGCCTGTCACCGGCAGTACAGCAATACCGTTCACCACCCGGTAAACACGGGCCGGTCGTTTACCTCCGGCCATGTACTCGTCCGTTTCAGCCAGCATTCCGGGTGCATCAAGCTGTACCTGCTGTTGTGGTACCGAAAGACTTGCTGCCCCCATCTCGCGCCCGAGCGCGCAAAAGAAAACCCGCGCATAGGCGGGCTCCAGAAGCAGCGGTTCATTGAATGCTGCTGCAATAATGTGTGAAAGATTACGTCTCACGTGGTGTTGTCTCCTCTTCCGGCCTGCGACTCTCCGCTATCTGCTGCTGATACGCCTGCGCTATCCACACCGGACGTGAGAGTCCGGCTTTTTCCCGCTCTGCAGATTCCCTGACCTGCTGGCGGAAAATGTCCTGATAATCCTCGCCCATCAGCGCCAGCTCTTTCTCATACGTGCTCAGTCCGGCCTCAATGCGCATCACTGATTCCTGAACCTCCTTGAGCCCGTCAATGGCCATTCTTCCGGCTCCAATCCACTCAGCCCGTGACCAGGCTGATCGCGCCTGATAAAAATCAAAACGTGCCCGTGGCGGACGAATAATCCCCCGAAGAAGTGCCTCTTCCAGCCAGCAGGAAAACATCTGCGTGGCCAGCCGGGACGCAATAAATTTTCGCCGCCCCATAAAATAGCGCCACGACTCATTGGCGGATGCGCGGGCACTTGAATAACTGACCTTCGAGTAATCACGGGACAACTGTTCGTAGGAAACGCCAAGACCGGCGGCGATATACCGCAGCAGCGCCTGTTCAAGCGCCGAAAATCCATTGTCTGAATCCTGCGCGGTCTGAAGTTTCAGATCATCACCGGGGAAAAGGTGCGGAATTTTGACACCGCCCAGCGTCACGCTATTCGTGTCATACCAGGTGGAGAACTTATCCAGAATATTAATAAGCGGATTATCCTTCTGCCCCTGCGGCGCACCGGCGATATATTCAAAGGCCTTTTCGGTATCAAGGTCACTTTCAATCGTCGCTGCATACATCGCCTTCACTATGGCCGACTGAAGCTGTGTTGCCTGCAGGGAATCCAGCATCTTCAGCCGTTCCATAACGCTGTAAAACTGATTGGCTCCACGGGTCTGCCCGTCCTCCACCGGCTCGAAAATATGCAGCATGGCCGGACGCCCGGTGGGAAGTTCACGCGGGATCCGTTCCCATCGTCCACTCCCGGAGCGAGGAAAATCATCCTCACAGATATGGTACGCAACGGCACGACCATATCGATCGACCTCCACACCGGCCCGCAGAAAACGGTTCCCCATACCGTGTCCTGGCGTGTCCACCCGTTTCGGACTCACGGCTTTAAAACGCGTACGAAACAGTTGCGTGCTCTCCGTATCCCAGACCGGCTGCACAAAGATTTCGCCGTTAAACGCATGAACGCCCACACCTTCACGGATAAATTCCGTAAACGTGCGTTTCCCTTCTACGTCGATCTCGCCAAACATCCCTTCGGCGTATTCCGACCAGGCCGCCTCCACCTCATCGACAAAACTTTTTGCCGCAGTCTCCCGCATCCCCAGCCAGCGCCAGTTCGGACGGTAGCTGATCAGAAACATATGCCCGACAATATGATCCTTATGCAGGGCCACCGCATTAGCCGCTATCCCGTTATTGCGCACCAGATCATCTGCCCGGGCATTCCCCAGACGCAACGCAGGCAGCAGGGCTGCATCGGCACTCTGCGCCGGTGGCAACCACTCCGCCATTTGCCCGCCAAATCCTGCGCCGCCCCCGTTGTAGCTGAGACTCTCACGAAGCGGAACGCCGTTCACATCAATCAGGACAGGCGTTCGTTTCATAACCTCACTCCCAGCGGACGACGGCGACGTCGGGTTGTCCCCAGTACCGACTCCGCATCATTGATCGCCCGGTTAAGCTCATCCAGAGAAGCCGCCGTATATTCAATTCTGCGACCATCTTTCTGGACAGACACCACCCGTTTACCGGTTAATAAATCAAGGCGCGCCTGACGCAGCGCCTGCAGTTCAGCGACTGTAACCATTCACTCCTCCGGACAGCTTCGCTGCCAGTTCTTTAAGGGTTGGCCGGGTCGTCTCTTCTTCCCGGGATTTTGCCAGTACAGCCAGATCAAGCTGCCAGCGTTGCACGGACACACGTAATGCCGCATAGGCATACACCAGGCAGTCCAGCGCTTCGTTACGCCGCTTTTTGTTATCCCACAGCAGACGCATCTTTCCTTTTTCCCACTTCTCCACAAGCTCTTCCGCCACCAGTTGCTGCGCCTCTGTCTGCGAAAAAATCTCCGGATCATCAGGAAAACGGATGGCATACGACGTGGCTTCATCCGCAGGCGTGGGATCGGCTTTCATACGGGCATAGAGAATTTCTTTTGCGGTGTCCGTCCCCACTTCACACAGATACACGCCCCGCTGATTGCGGGTTTTTGGCATGGTGATCACCGGCTTGCCATAGACAGATGCGCCTTTTACCGGCAGCACCCGGAAAACACCGTGTTTTTTTGACCTCTGATAGACAATTTCACCATCGATCCCCCCGGTGTCCCAGCAGACACGGGAAATGGTCATTTCGGTTCCGTCTGCATGGCAGTATTTTTTGTTGATCGCCGCATCCACACGTAACAGCGTCTCTTCCTCATCGGGACGGCCCATAATGATGATTTTATCCACCAGAAAAGCTTCCTCTCCCGGTGCCCATCCCCAGACATACATCTCAAAACGGTTTCGCTGCGAGTCAATGCCCGCCGTCAGATAAACCACCCGGGCTGGCACCGCCGCCGTGTAATGCACGACCTTATCCATCAGTACCTGGTGATCGAGTTTTTCGCCCACGGCCTCTTCCCAGGTCTCGCCCAGCGTGGTGTTCACAAAGGTTTTCAGGCCGTTGGGATCTTTCAGTGCATCCAGCCAGTCATAGACAATCTGTACCCAGGTGGTGAACGGACTGTACGCCGTCCAGATATGGAAAGTGATGGAACGCGGCGGCGGAATTTCATCACCCCGGGCGCTGAAAAACATCAGGCCGTCACGGGTCCACATGCCCGTGTTTTCACAGATCCACCGCCCGTTACTCTGGTCAAGCTCAGACTGATGGATCACACAGCCATGATGCTCACAAAGGTAGAAAACACTTTCTGGTTTATTCTTCTCCCACTTAAGACCGAAAGGCGAGGCATCATCGCCAAATTTCAGATACTGCTCCTCCCCACAGTGCGGACAGGGCACATAAAAACGCATGAAGTGTGCCGACTCGTTAGCGGCTTTTTCGATCTGGCAGGAGCCTTTGATTTTAGGCGTCGAGCCGCGAATGGATTTTGGCCATACAGAGCCCTCAATACGTTTATCCCCCAGCAGGGTTGGCGAACCCTCTTTTTCAACATCCGGTTCGAACGAGGAAAGCTCGTCATAACAGACCACATCCACGGATTTTTCACGGTAGTTTTTTGCTGCCGCACCACCCAGACACCAGAACCCCACACCGGAGGAAAAACGCTTCAGGGTGAGCGTATTATCGCGGTGTTTTCTTCCGAACCATGGAGCCAGCTCCAGCAATGCAGGAACATCCCTTATCGTTGGCTCAACATGAGATTTCATAAAATCTTCAGCAGCTGAGTCCGTGGGCTGAAAAAGAAGGCTGTTGCGTGATTTATGCTCAATAAAATAAGCCTCCACTCCCAGCAACATCTTTGTATAACCAACACGGGCAGATTTAATCAGATTAACAGTGCGGATCCGGTCATTCCCCATGCTGTTCATGATGGCAACCTGAAACGGCAGTGTTTCCCACCGCCCCGGGGTATAAGACGACTCTTTAGGAAGGTAATAATGTTTATTGGCCCACTGAACTGTCGTCAGTGGAACAGGAATAATGAGAGATAAAAGCCCTGTAGCTATCGCACCGGCTGCATTAGCTGCCTTCTGCGCGTCTGAAATCATCGATCCACCCGCCCACGTTTTCACCGGCCTTAGCTGAAACATTGGAGGCTTTCGCGATTTCAGTTTTCACCACATCAAGGTGTGATGGTGAAATGTCCGGATATTTACGCTGTAATGTCAACGGCACACGCACAAGTATCCCCGAAATCTCCTGTGCCACACGTTGCAGAATGAAGGTAAACAGTTCAGTTTCCAGCACTACTCCGTCTTCACGGGCATTTTTCAGTTCCTGCGCATCTGCCTGCGCTTTTGTGAGCCGGTAGCGTTCATAGTCAATGGTGCCGGGTTGTAAATCTGACTCCGCTGCCGCACGCAAATCGTCCAGTTCTTTGCGGAGCTTTTCGTTTTCGATATCAGTTTCCCTCTGCGCATACCACTGAATTGCCATGGCAGTATCAAATACAGATTCAATGCCCTTACTACCTTTGGAGGCGCAAGGGAGTCCCTGAGACTGCCAGCGTTCAATCGTCCGCGGGTCCACGTTGAAAATTTCGGCAAGCCTCTTTTTATTAACCTTCATGAAAACAACCCATTATCAAATACAAGGCCCGACATGAAAACGCCAGAAAAAGGCATTTTCGGACACTTTCATGTCGGACCTTTACGGATGTAATATTAAAAAAAACAAAAAGTTATATTCGAGAAGTACCGACACGATTTTCCCTGAAAAATTTTCATAAATAGTGAAAAACCGCGAGGTCGCCGCCCCGTAACCTGTCGGATCGCCGGAAAGGACCCACCAAAAATGATAATGATTGTCAAATACGTTTATCACACTGATATTCAGAATCACTACTGAAAGACTCCCTTTGTGGTGCGCGAGGGATGCGCATAAAAAAACCACCAGCAAATGCCAGTGGCTAAAGATATTCATTGCGAATAACCATCACAAAACAACTTAACTCGTGAGGGTAGAAATTTTACTCGAGGCCAAATTTCTTCTTTAAATAGGCCTTCGTTAACTCCAGCCCAACATCTTTGATTGTACTCAAAGGGGCATCGCTCATTGACTTTAATTTCTCAAAAACCGTAGGTTCATTTAATGCCTGGGCGAATTCTTGTCCCTGCGCAGATAGTCGCACGTCGGTACCCATATCTAGCATATGGCCACAATGGCGCATGTAGCCCAGTTTAGTTATGTCATCCGTTATTAGATCTTTATTACTGATATAACCTTGCTCAATAAGAAGTAGATAATGAAACATCCCTTCATTCGAGCAGATATCGTACCCCGCATTAGCTAAGTCTTTTGTAGATATAAAGGGAGTTTTCGCTTTCAAAAATACCTCAAGCATCCCCTTCATGTATTCTAAATTTTTAACCACAAAAACCTCCTTAGGATAATTGGAGGTCTAGAATACCGTTTGCAAGCACGTTGATAAATCATTATCACAGGCACTCAATGAATGCCTGCTGTAATTGCGTACGGTAATGAACGTAAAAAACCGCCCGAGGTATATTTAGACATTAGATGGCGCTTTGTCAGTATAGACCCGGTACGCCCTGACAAACATCCCGTTACATTCAGAGTCCGCCTTGATATACGCCAATTCGTAACCCCGATGCTTTAGCTCTTCACGAGCTCTTTTCTCTTCCTTAGCCATGAAGTTAAGATCTTTAATTTCTGAGTAGGTATATGTTCCCACTATAAAATCTCTGCCTGGCCGTCCATTTATCAGTTCCATGTGTCCTCCCAAAAAGTTGGTAGTCAGAACATACCATGCTAAGCGAGGTGAAAGCACCTTTATCAAGCCCCCCGCAGATAGACTTTGTAATGGCTACTTCTTCAGAAATGATTCGATGAACTCACGCCGGGGATGACGATAGTTCAGAATATCTTCTGGCATCCTCATAAAGCGGTTGTTGCCGTCTTTGGCAGTAACGAAACAGCAGTGAACTCCGCAGACATCCGTTTTGATCGTGTCGCCATACTCAAAAAGCAACTGCGCCATCTTCTCTTGCCATTCTTGCGGCATAGCCTCCATGAATACTCTCGGCATCACGCAGAACGACGCATGCGTCAGGCCAAACCACAATTGCAGGTCTTTACGATATTCTTCATCCATCGTCTTTACCTTTGTTGCAATAAAAAGCCCCGCGAATGCGAGGCTAAATCCTGGTGTTTGTGATGACTGGCTCTTATCTCAACGCAGCCCCTTACCGCGCGCAAGATGCTCAATATCAAGCATCAGCAATGAGATGTTAAATCTGGATTCACTCCAGAAGTGATCACCACCCTGTCTACAGAGCCAGATGTGAAGGATGATGAGTAAAATTATCGCTATCATCGAAGGCATTGCGTCCTGATGTATTCCTGAAGCGTTCTCAGTGCTGTTTGGTCGCGGATAATTCCGTCCCGGATACCGAGAACGTTTCGTCCAGCAACTGGAGAGAGTTCGACGGTGGCATCATTGCCCATGCCGGAGGCGCTGGAGGTTTCGGCTGAGGATGGCACAGGGCATTTTCCTTTGACGAGCACCCTGCCACCATTATCAAGCTTGCGACGAAGAGCATCATTTTCAGCTTTCGCATCAGCTAACTCCTTCGTGTATTTTGCATCGAGCGCAGCAACATCACGCTGACGCATCTGCATGTCAGTAATTGCCGCGTTCGCCAGCTTCAGTTCTCTGACATTTTTGTCGCGCTGGGCTTTGTAGGTAATGGCGTTATCACGGTAATGATTCAGCCCCAGACTAAGCACACCACAGGCTACCAGCAGGACAATAATCACCACACACAGAACACGGTTCATATCACCACCAACGGATTGTCCAGACCAGAACAGCAATGGCCACAATACGAATGGCAAATGCCATTGCCCGAATAAGTTCAGCACTCATCTTTTTAAAGTTCACGATTTCAGCGCAATGACCAGTTTTGCCAGCCCATACAGCATCGGAGACACAGCAATACCAACAGCCACCCACTTAATAGCAAAAGCCAGCGCTCTGCTGATGTCATCAGTCACTGTCACCCCAGCAGCCCCGACGAAGACAACATCACCCAGGCGAGGGACAGAAAAAGAGCAACCAGCATTAGTGAAAATGAAATACCGACAATCACACACAGGACCTTTGCCGGCGTTATGAGTTTGTCTGACATAGCTACCCCTTAATTGCCACAATTAACTGGGATACTACCCATAAAAAAGGGATGCTCCAGACCAGCAAAAATTTCCAGTTTGGTAATTGACTAATCATGAGTCGCAACTCCCTAATCAGTTTGCTAAAATCAATCAAGGCAGCCTCCCATAGCTTACTGCCATAAAAACAAAACCCCGCTTGCTGCCAACAAACGGGGTTTTTACTTTTATTCACTTACATTTTGCCAGTTCGCAGGATTTCGTGTTATCCGTCCGCCTTGGCCAACGTCATTTATTAGCAAAATATTCTGCTTATCTGTCGATTCCCCAGCACGCCAGCGCGCTCTCCTGGTCACGACGGGATACCTGACCGTAACAGTTATTTGAGCGAATACGGCAGTCTCTGCCACCGTCCTTAATCCACCAGCGAATCGCCTCACATGCTCCCCTGCGATCACCAGCATTAATTCGTCTGTAAAACGTCGACGGGAAACACTTACCGGGACCAATGTTGTACGGACAGAATGACGCGATCCCCGCTTTCTGGGGTTCGGTCAATGGCACTCTGATGTTTTTCTCCACCCATGCCAGCGCCTTATCACGTTCGATGGCGTTAACCTGGTCGCATTTCTCCTTCGACAACTTCATGCCCGGGACGACAGGTTTACCATCCACCAGAATGGCACCGCGACAGATGGTCCAGATACCCGCGCCATCACGGTATGCCGTGGTGTGGTTACCTTCCTTTTCATCCAGAAACTGGTCGAGAATGTCAGGCGCAGGCGCACCAGCGGCAATCAGCGCCAGAACGGCAGCCGACAGGCCGTATTTGATTTTGGTGTTCATGGATATTTATCAGGATTTATCGGCAACAGATAACGAGCCAGCTTATATACGTCCTTTAAGATAAGTCAGTCCTGGATGAAACCAGTAAGCCGGCACTTTTTTAAAGGGCGGATTATCAAAATCACGAAGAAGAGCCTCCCGCACAACTGCATCCTTGTCCGCACCACTGGCCAGCGCTTCAATCTCAGCAGCTATCTGCAGATATCCCATGCAACGGCCAACGCGCTTCATCAGCCCCTGCTTTTTATTGTTCTTCAGGTAATCAATGGCAAATTCAATGAGCGCCTCACTATGCTGGTGCGATGGCGGTGTTAATTTCCCATTTTCTGAGATGGTTATTTTCCCGCCATCTCCGTATACAACAAAGGATGGCCGGTTACACTCCCATTCCTGATCTTTATCAGGTGCAGACGCAATAAAATAACGTTTATTTCCTTCCTCTCCGGCACTTTTAACCGTAATGGAGTACTCAGACTGCAGACAAGACGCCTCTTTTTCTGACCGCAGTGTTGACGGCGGCATCTTCAGAGAACCAGTAATTCTTCCCGGTAGCTTTCCTTTGTAGGTTATCAACACATCCTGCGCCTCTAAAATTATGGGGCGCTTTTCCGGCAACGGTTCGTTCCCTTCACATAACCCGGCAGCAACATCCATGAAAAACTGCTTCGCCTGCTTTTTCGCCTCAGCTTCGTAAAACTCCAGCGTGGCACCTTCAGTACGGTCAAGACTAATCGCCACATCTGGCAACAACAGTGACGGATACCCACCAATTTCCAGTGCCACAGTAACAGTAATCTTATCCGGATAATTATTTATCCCTTTAACACCCAGTTCGTATTTTTTCTTCATCGCTTTACTCCCCCCGCGCCGCCTTACGACGGTCCTCTCTGATTTTGAAATACAGGTTAGTCAGATATGTCAGCAGCCCAAACAGCAGACTCCCCAGCACGCCTATTGCCGCCCACTGAGACGGGGAAACC